ACCATGGACTTGGATTTTTGGTAAGTATTCAGAAGTTGATCCCAATTTGGCCACATCTTTATTTTTCTTAATAAAATCTGTTATTTGGGCTTTATGATAAGATGATTCATTTACAGATTCATCAAGTTCAACTTCTTCGTTTGCTAGTTTTAGAGCATCCTCAACTGCCTCATCATCTGATAAGCCTCTCTTAATTCTCTCAATTTTTTTAACTGCGCCAGTCATATTGCCACCCATATCGTGTGCAATCTTAATGGCTTTCTTGACTTGAGAGGATGAATATCCTTCTTCCACATCAAGATTCCCAGCCCAATAGCGTTTATCACCTTTCTTATAACCAGGTAAAACATTTTCTAAAGACTTTTCTATGTCCATAGTTTTTGTTACGTCTTTTTTGAACTTGTCTGCAAACCCTTTTGTCTTCCTATTTTTTTTCAGGTTGGCAACAATCCTATCAATCCTCATTGATAAGTCTTTCATCTTACCTTCATCAAGTTCAACTTCTTCTTTGCCTGATTGAAACATAGTCTTAGAAAGATTGGTTTTAATATCAGATATCTTCGTAGACATTCGACTACCGATTTCGGTGTGTAGAAGTTCTTTAAAGGCTACTGGTTTTTTATCCCGTGCATATTGCACAAGTTTTTCTAAATTTTCGTTTGGCATAATATTCTATCTCCTAGTAATAATCGTCAGAGTCAATTCCGCTCTCAACCTCACGGTCATCCGAGGAGGTTTGGGCTTTACGCTCTTTGTCCATTTGTTTGTCTAATACATCAATATCTTCTTCAGTCTGCATCAGAACATTTTTTCGTACCCACTCGACAGAGTAATAACGACCAATCATTTCTCCACTTGTTATAGTATCAAGCATATCAATTCTGGATGTCAACATCTCAAGTTTCTTGAGTTCTGTAAAATATCCATCATCTTCAAAGATAAAATTAATATTCTCTTTGTAGATGTTCCATTCACCCTTGTCTATAATTCCTTTAGCAAGGAGTTGCGTTCTCAATAGTGAATACAACAAATTGGAGAATCGTTTACGTAGTTTCGTTACGTATTTTGTAAACTTAATCTCATCCCTTGTTATCTCGCCCGCTCTAGAAAAACTCCAGGTACTTTCGGTATCCATCCTGCTGGATGGAACGTGAAGTGCTTGGTAGCATTTCCTTTGAAAATATGCTACATCATCCATATCACCAAGATTTTGACCACCTGGCAATGTCTCTACTTCTGTTCCCCGGCCACCCTCTTTACGTGGAAGCCAAAAATCTTCCATCATAGACATTGTATCTTTATTATCTGCAACAGTACCCGTTGTAGCATCATAAACCATTTTATTCTTAAACTTGTTCATAATGTTTCGTAGATATTGTTCTGCTTTAGTCTTAGGCAGATTTCCAACGTCTATATAGAACACCCTTCTTTCGGGCGCCCTTGTAATTCTGTAAATCACCATCGAATCTTCTAACATCCGAAGTTGATTAATTGGTTTCATTGCTTTATGGAGATATGATAACGTGACTTCTTTCTCGCTGTCATATAATCCAGAGTCAGCAGTCGCCACTGCCTCTAAAGCAACTTTAAGGGTTTGAGTAACACCTTTACTCTCCTTTGAATATAACCAATATTCATCGACCCCAGTTACTATTTCGATTCCATCGGAATCTTTTTCTTTGATAATTTCCTTTATCTTCTTGATATTAGTAGAGTCAATGTAACGTAACTCCTTAATACCTTTCTTGATATTATCGTTATCAAAAATGATATGATAATGGATTGCTCCATCTTCATACCAACGCCTGAATATATCAGGTCCAAATTGATTAAACTCTAATTTCTTAGAGATAATTTGAAATTCATCTGCGACCATATCCTTGATATTCTTAGGCACATCAACTGTGTCTAATTTATCAAGATAGATAGTGACTGGGTCCTTATAAGGGTCCAACACTACCGCTTCATTAACTATATCGTCAATCGCAGTTTCAGCCTCTGGCTGTCTCGCTACTGCACGATATTTAGCAATTAACTCTTGTTGCGTAGTAAACGCAGTGTCGAAATTGACGGAGAAGGCATTAATGCCTCCTCCATCTATTACAGTAGAACCATCGTCTAAGTTGGGGGCAACAAAGGACTTCGTTCCCTTTTCCGCCACGCTAGAGCCAATTTTTTTCTCTATCTTATAACCAAATAGTTCCATATCACTTATAACCCGTTAATTAAGTTAGTATTATCTATATTTATACGCTCAATTAACAATGTTTTTACTACGATAATACAGCGTTGTCAATCAGCCCAAAAAATTACCCTTCGGTTCAGACCATATTCCACCGTCATCCCAAGAAATCTGAAAAGTAACAGTATATTCTTGAACAGCTTCACTTTCCCAAGATAACTCAACTGCACCGATTGCGCTAGGCCATCCATACACATTTGCTTGTTGCATTGTCGCCACGGAGCCGTCACGATTGTACGGTTGAATCAGGATTTTTCTGTGTGCCACCCCTGGACCAATTTCACTCTTTAATTCACTAAAGCCTGTAATATCTCTTTGCCAATCTAACAGTTGGTTACGCAGTTCATAACCTTCATCTTGGATAACTGTTGCTGTCCAATCATTGAATGTTCTGTCACCAGGAATCTTTAATTTACGGTTCTGATAAGGTACTTCGAGCATTCCAACTGTAGCTTCTGGAAGACTAGCGGCCTTAACAAACATTCCACCGCCTGGGTTCCCTCCGGCGATGGCAGAAATACCATTAATATCGACCAAAAACAGATTCTGGCGTGCGTAATCACCTGTATATTGATTATTAAAATCGTTTACACTAAAACTCATTTTAATTCTCCTTTATACTTGACCAATGACTTCAGCAAAATCAACGCCAGTCTTTGTCGCAACAAAGTTGAGCGTGATAAAGTTGATAGACCTGGATGGTTTAATAAAAATACTCGCAATGAACTGGTTTGAGTCAATAATTTCAGGTGTGTTGTTTTCGGCATCACACTGTACATAGAAATCATACATTCCCTGTTTCGCTTTGATTCCCTCAAGATATGGATTAACCATATTCAAGAAATTCTTACGTGTGTATTCGTTATTGAATTCAAACAAGAAATATTTTGCGGATATTGATATCGCTTTTTCTAGAATGATAAACAAACGTCTAACATTAATTCTATCGAAAGCACTTGGTTTAACTAGCAGAGTTCTATCTCCCCAAAGTACAGTTCCCTGACCAGGGAAAGAAACAATTGGATTGATTCCGTTAGGAAGCATATACAACTGGTCTCTGTGTGCTAGTGTTGGTTGATAAGCAAGTTTTACAACTCCCTTAATCTGACCACGATTAAGACCACCTGGTGACCACCAAGCATCTCTTACGCTATCAGTATACGCCATTAGTCCGGCAACATCACCAGAAAAACCAATCCAGCGATATGTGTCAGAGTAGACATCATAAACGTATTTGTAGTTGCAATCAAGCGTACCGTAAGATGAAGCAGAGTTAAATGAAGCATCTTTTCTCCAAGCGATTACATTGGCGACAGCGGTTGCGGCGCCACCAACATTTACAACTTCTTCTTTCGGAGGTGATATAACAGCGATACAGTCTTTACGACCTTCTGCTACTGTCTCAACAATGTACTTAGAAACTACTGCTACTTGGGCTGAATTCTCGTTAGAGAGTCCGCCGGCCATTGCAATTGATATGTTAACTTCATCAGCGTTAGCAAGTTTATCCCAACCTGCTATATACTCGTCAGAGCCGACAGTACCTGCAGCCACTAGTGGGATCCAAGTATTATTGTTGCCTTCACAAGTTGCTTGATCATCGGGGGAATTGTCATCACAATGAGCAGGAATGGCTGCCGAAACTGCGAGACCACCAGATAATGCTACTGTATTAGCACCCGAATTCGTCACGTTAGCCGTGTTAATCCAGATTAACTTAGACTTTGGATTAATAATGTCCATTGCCCAAATGTTTCCACCGTCGCTATTTTTGTCTCCTTGTGCTAAACCCACAAGATAACTTTCTACTACTTCGGAATCAACTACTACGGCTATTGCCAATTCATTGTTACCTGTATCAGGTGCTACATCAAAAGCGCCAGCATATTGCCAAGCATCCCAACCTGCAGTACCATCGTGTGTCTCCACACTAATGCCATTTCCGTAAGTACCTGGATATCGGGCATAAAAGCCTTCTGTCAGAGTACCTGCATCCAACTGTGTTTCAAAATCTTCTTCGCCTGTGATTTGAGTTACATTACCAGAAGGCGCGGCATTCATCGCCCCTGAATCAACAACTCGTACTACTTGAAGGCTGTTAGAATACTTCAAGAAAGCGACAGAAGAAAGAAACGCAGGGTATGTATCGTTAGTTGGTTGCCCAAAGACTTCTACAAGGTCGGCTTCTGAGGTGCATAGATAAGGCTCAAATGCAGGTCCCCAAGTAAAACGACCAACTGTAGCGCCTAATGAAGTCGCAACTGCGGGAATAGACGTAGATAAGTCAATTTCTCTTGTCTGGACGCCTGGGCTTAATTGAAATCCCATCGTTTTTCTCCTTTATTAAAATAATTATTCAACATATGGTCAACTCCAATCGCTTTACCGTTATTGAGTTATCGTGCGATAATTCCGACGAAGTTTCAAGGGTTCGACTTTTCTAGCCCTCTACCAATACTATTATTTATAATTTTATAGTTTCTGAAGCAACGATTTCAAGTTCAAGATTGATGATATGTCTGCCAAATTTCTCCACCTTCCGAGACATATTTACCATCCTCATCAGTTCCATCTTCAATAAACCCAAATGGAGTCAAATCTTCTTCTATTTGTTGTATTTGTCCATCATATAATTTCGTTCTTAAATCAATATCGTTTAATTCTTTAAATTGTGGTTGAGAAGAGTACCAAGAAAACATAACTAGACCCATTACTAGGTCATCGTGAGCGCCCATTTCGGCTGACCAACTCTTTCCACGTACAATAAATTGTGTTAATTCGGATATTGTCTCTAAATCATTAATTATAAGTTTATTAGTTTCTATTAAGTCTTTAAGATTAGAACAACCAATCGCTTTAACACGTTTAGTCATTTTAATTCCTAATTTTGATAGG